ACTGGCGCTGCCGCCGCTGGTGCAGCGTCAGGTGACGCGCCGCTGTAATCTGCCCCTGCTGGCATTTGAGTGGTACGGCGACGTCTCCCGCGCCACGCAGCTGGCCCGCCTCAATCCATCATTGCGCGAGTCAAATAACCTGAATCCGGGGGATGTGCTGTATGCCTGGGCAAGATGAGCAGCGACTGACGCTGCGTATCGGTGGGCGGTCGCACGACGACTGGGAGCGCTTCGAGGTGGATTCCGACCTGCTGACCCCCGCGGGCGGCTGGCAGTTGTCGGTCGGCACCGCCGAGCCGGTGTTGCCCGCGAACGTGGAGGCCGGAGCCAGAGCCGAGCTGCGCTACGGCGACAGCACCATCATGACCGGCATGATTGACGAACTGAGCCATGACGTGAGCCGTGGCCAGCATATGCTGGAGCTGAACGGTCGCGATGCAGCGGCGGTACTGGTGGACTGTTCAGCTCCCATTTTTACCGCGCAGGAAATGACACTACAGGAGGTTGTCGCCCAGGTGATTAAGCCGCTGGGCGTGACCGCCATCCGTATACAGGCTGAGAACCCCGGCAGCGTGAAGAAAGTCAGCATCGAGCCGGGCGACAGTGCGTGGGATGCACTGAAGCGCGTCGCTGAAATGAGCGGCCTGTGGCCGTGGATGGCCCCGGACGGCACGCTGATTATCGGCGGGCCGGACTACAGCGCCACGCCGGTTGACACGCTCATCATGCACCGTAACGGGCAGAACAATAACCTGCTCAGGCTGGGCAAACGTACCGATATGAGCGGGCGATACTCTCAGACCACGGTACTGGCGCAGGGTCACGGCACCGGGCATGAAGACGGCAAGGCAAACCGCAAATGCACGGTGAAGGACACCACCATGACGCTCTACCGCCCGCGTATCGTGGTGGAGGGTGATTCGCAGAGCGATGAGGAGGTGCAGTTCCGCGCCCGCAAGCTGCAGGCGGATGCGAGGCTGAACGGTTTTGCGCTCTCGGCGACCCTGCGGGGCTTCACCACCGCGAACGGCACGCTGTGGGCACCGGGCCAGCGGGTTTACGTTAAAAGCGACGTTCACGGGGTGGACGATGTTTACTTCATCATGCGCCGCACCTTCCGGGGCGGACGTGGCCAGCGGCAGGAAACCTCGCTGCTGCTGCGTGAGGACGGTATCTGGTTACCGGATGCGTATCCGAAGTCCGGCCATCGCAAGGGACACCGGCGCGGCAAAAAAGACAAGGGACTGTTGACAACATGGGAGCAGGTCGACAATGCCTGATTTTTCTGGACTTGTGGATAAACGCATCCGTAAGGCGCTCAGCGGCATACGTCTGGCCTTTCGTGGCGTGCTGACCCGTATCACCACCACGGGAGGCGTCCAGACCGCGCAGGTGGCCGGGCTGGCCCCTGAAGGGCTGGAAGGCATCGAGATGTTCCAGCAGTATGGTTTCACCACCGTACCGCCAGAAGGCGCGATGGCGATTGTGCTGCCGCTGGGCGGGCGTACCAGCCACGGGATCGTGATTGCCACGGAGCACAGCAGTTACCGTCTGCAGGGGCTGGAGTCCGGTGAGGTGGCCATCTACACCGATGAGGGAGCCAGCATCGTCCTGAAGCGTAACCGTATCATCGCCGTCACCTGCGACGACTGGGAGCTGGACTGCAAGCGCATGAAGATTAACGCCTCGGAGTCTGCAGCGTTCACCACGCCGGAGCTGAGTACCTCGAAGAAGCTGACCGCACAGGGGCTTATCAGCGGCAACGGCGGTATGGCCATAAAAGGCGGTGACGGTGGCGTGACGGCCTCGTTTGAGGGTAATATCAGCCATACGGGCGGCACCATCACCTCGGTTGCGGTCACCATCAACGGTGTGCAGATTGGGACGCATATCCACGACACCCCGGATGGCCCGTCAGGCCGGCCCAAAAACGCATAACCCCCACCGGGGCATTCCCGCCCCGGACTTAGCCGCTTCACCCCCGTACCTTCCTGCCTGACCGCCCCTGCGGCATTCTGCCCGCTATGGAAGCCTATATCGATCACACCACCGGCGATTACACCGGAAAACGCTGTACCGACCTGCATAACGCGGTCTGGCTGCGTCTGCGCATCCGCAAGGGCACTTACTGGGCTGACCCGCAGATGGGGTCTCGCCTGCACGAACTGGCCCGCGCGAAGGATACGCCGCAGACCCGCACGCTGGCCCGCCAGTATGCCGAACAGGCGCTGCAGCCGCTGATTGATGACAAAAGGGCAACCGCTGTGAATGTGGACGTCTCCTCGCCGGAAACCGGCTGGCTGTGGCTTTCCATCACGGTCGCCAGTGCGGGCGGGGATGTGCTGACCTTCAGGCATCCGGTCAAAGTGGTTTAAACGGGGAATTATGGCTCGCAGCGTACCGGCACTCGCCGACATTACTCAACAACAGCTACGGGATATCCGCAACCAGCTACCGGATGCGGACGTCTCCGGTGACAGTGATTACGCCATCCGGGCGAACGCCGTCTCCGGCGTGGCGCAGGGTCTGTACAACGACCAGGGCTGGATACTGCGCCAGATATTTCCCGACACCGCCGATCATGACTGGCTGGTAATGCACGCCCGCTCACGTGGTCTCTCCCCTAAACCCGCCAGCGCGGCAAGCGGTCAGGTCACGCTCACCGGCTCTGCTGGCCTGAAGGTGGCCAGCGGTCTGCAGTTCCGTCCGCGAGGCGGCAATGTCCTGTACCAGACCACGGCAGTGGCCACCCTCAGCGATAAAGGCACCGTTACCGTGAGCGCCAGCGCCATGACTACTGGCGTCGTGGGCAACCTCAGCGACAACACCGCCGCCACGCTGCTCAGTGCGCCGCAGGGCATCGACAGCGCGGTAACGATAAAAACCATGCGCGGAGGGACAGATGCCGAGAGTGATACCTCATTGCTTTCGCGTCTGCTGGAGCTGATGCGCCGCCCGCCAGCCGGGGGCAATAAGTACGACTATCGCCGCTGGGCGATGGAGGTCAGCGGCGTATCGGAGGCGTATGTGTACCCCCTTCGCCGGGGCTACGGCACCGTGGACGTGGTGATTACCGCCAGCGGCGGCCTGCCGTCCGACGAGACTCTCAAGGCGGTACAGGCCCATATCGACGACCAGCGCCCGGTTACAGCAAAAGACACGCTGGTGATGGCCCCGGAGCCGGTGAGTACCGATATTACTGTGAAAGTCAGCCTCGACGGGCTGTCGCTTGATGAGGCCAGGAAGCAGATAACCCAGGTGCTGACCGACTACTTCAGCCGTCTGGCTCCGGGTGAGATTGCGGTCAGAACCCAGATGGGGGCGCTTATCTCCGATATTACCGGCGTGGTGGACTACGAGCTGACCGCGCCGACCGGTAACGTCGTGCCAGAGGTCAGCGAGAAGACCGTGCAGTGGATACGTCCGGGCAACATCACCGTGGATGAACTCAAATGACCGGAAACGACTGGCGCGAACTGCTTTACCTGCTGCTGCCCGATGGCTATGCACGCGATGGTAAGCGGCTGAACGCTGAACTGCAGGCCGAGGGAAACATGCTGGCCAATGTCGAGCGCAGCGCTCAGGAGGTGCTGAACGGCGTGACGCCCTTTACTGCTGTGGCGCTGCTGTCGGACTGGGAGCGCGTGCTGGGGCTGTCTGTCAGCAACGGCATGACCATTCAGGCCCGCCGCCAGCAGATTATGGCGAAACTCAACGAAACCGGAGGACTCAGCCGCAGCTACTTTATCCGTCTGGCGAAGTCGCTGGGCTATGACGTCACCATCGACGAACCGGAGCCGTTCCGCTGTGGCCGCAACCGTTGCGGTGACCGTCTGTGGATACCGGAAATTGTCTGGGTGTGGATTGTGAATATTCAGGATGGTCAGGTGCCGATTTACCGCTTCCGCTGCGGCAGTTCGGCTACGGGTGAGCGCCTGATGTCATTTGGCCAGAATATGCTGGAGAGCATATTCCGCGATTTAAAACCCGCTCATACACAGGTTGTGTTTAATTACGTGGAGAATAAAACGTAATGAAAGATATTATCGAGCCGGTTGATACCGACGATGGATTATTTCACGATGGCGACCCGTCAACCGGCGCGGAAGGCACCATCGTTTACGCCAAAATCATGAACGCGCTTCAGGGCGGCATCATTGATATTCAGACCGAGAATAAAAATATTCTGGCTGAAGCTAAAATGACGCCCGACCCGTCCAAGAATAACCAGCTGGTGACGGCCATAAAATCCATTGCTACGGCGATTGCGGCCTCCGCTGCGTCTGTAGCTGTTCCCGTTGGTACACCGCTGGCATGGCCAACAACCACACCACCTGACGGTTACGCCATCATGCAGGGGCAGGCGTTCGACACTGCCAAATACCCGAAAACCGCTGCGGCCTATCCATCCGGTAAGTTGCCCGATATGCGCGGGCAGACCATTAAAGGTGCGCCTGATGGCCGTGCGCTGCTGAGTCTGGAAGCTGATGGCATTAAGTCCCATACGCATACTGCAACGGCGTCAAATACCGACCTCGGCACCAAAACCTCAGCCGCCTTTAATCATGGTACGAAAACAACGTCAAACACGGATTTGGGAACAAAAGCCACAACATCTTTTGATTACGGGACAAAGACAACTAATAGTGCGGGTGCACATGTTCATACATATCAAAAAGTATATACAGCAGGTGGCGCAGGCCCTGATGGTGCGGGTGATAAAAGTGGTAATGCCAATACCAGCTCAGCTGGAGCGCATACCCATACTGTCGCTATTGGTGCACACACCCATAACGTAGTAATGGGTGCGCACGCCCATACGGTAGCCATTGGTGCGCATACGCACGCTATCGTTATGGGAGCGCACGGTCACACCATTACGGTCGCCGCAGCCGGTAATGCGGAAAACACCGTTAAAAATATCGCATTTAATTATATTGTGAGGCTCGCATGACTTTTAAAATGTCCGACAACGCACAAACCATTAAAGTTTTTAATTTACGTGCAGATACCTGTGAATTTATCGGCGCCGGCGATGCGTATATTGCACCACATACAGGATTACCCGCCAACTGCACCGAAATAGCGCCACCGGCGATTCCTGTCGACCATGTCGCTATTTTTGATGAAGCGACGCAGGCGTGGTCACTCATCGAAGACCATCGCGGCGTCACCGTTTATGATACTGCCTCCGGGGCATCAACTGTCATTGAGGAGCTGGGGCCGCTGCCGGAGAACGTGGTGATGACAGCCCCCTCCGGGAAGTATGAGAAGTGGGACGGGAAAGTCTGGATCAAGGATGAGGAGGCAGAAAAAGATGCACTACTGGCAGAGACGACAGCCAAACAAAGCCAGTTAATCACTGAAGCCCGCCAGGTTATCGGCGAATGGCAGACCGCACTTATGTTGGGGTCACTCTCTGAAGCTAACAAAGCTAAATTACAGACATGGCTCGACTATATCGAGGTGCTGAAAAATGTCGACCTCAGCAAGCCAGAGTGGCCGGAAAAACCAGAACAATAAAACTGATATCTACAGGGGGGCACCCTCCTATAAACAAAGGAGTAAGAAATGACGTTTATTCAGACTGTATTACTTTATGGTTGCACTGCTGTTTGTGCGCTCTATCTGATTGCTGGTGGTTATGAACCATTCGGACTTATATTCGTAAAAAGATTGACCAGGCTGCTGAGGCAAAAACAGCGGCAGCAAAAGAAGCCTGAAAAGTCAAATGTGCCGCATGCGGCACATTTGGATTGCAGTTATTTGTTTACTGGTTTCTTATCTATAAGGAGGGATGACACTGGCTCCGCCCGTTAGCCTTTTTTGCAATAACCGCGTTTTAAGCCAGTCTGATAATCTTACCTCAATAATCTTGTGTGTATAGTGTGCAACAATAAACGTTGTTGCTAGGGACAAAACCAATATCAGTATGTCAGGCATTACAAATAAGTGCGCGGCATGTTTTGCAATCTTAATGAAAATGTTCTTAATATTTTCATGTAAAAGATAAATTGAATATGAACATGCCCCCAAATGGAGCAGCGCACGATTGTTGAACCGGAAGCCGCTTTTTTCGAGTTTCAACATGGCCAGTAACAGCAAGAGACAAGGGAACCCCCACCCCTGAAGGCCATGCCCGACCCAATGTGGGGCATAGACGTTGTAGAGGAAAATCCCAACAAAACAGAAGTACAGGCATGTTTCACTTTGGCTTGTAATTACCCGCATTCGAGGGTAATACATCCCCAGCAGAGAACCGGCAAGAAACTCAAAAACGATAGGGTGAGTTATCAATGAAAAGTAAGTAGACGGGAATGAAAATCCATAAATTAAATAGTTTTCTGGCAAGGAGTTCAGCATAAGGGGTAAGCCTATAACGCTACTTATCAGCGTTATGGAAAATAGCCATTTGTAATTACCAAAAACAAAGGAAACAGCAACTACCAGATAGAAATACATCTCGTAGTTTAACGTCCATCCCTGACCGATTTGTGCGCCCCCATAGGTCGGGCCATAGTCACCACCAATAGGGATAAATAGCATCGACTTCAAACTGTGCAACCAGGCTGTGGCATCCGAACCAAAACTCAGCATCGTTAATATGTAATAGAGAGGAAGTATCCTGATTAGTCGGCGCAACAGGTAGTTTGCCCCCGCTCTTGTACCTATACTACTCGGCGATACCGTATAAGCCGCAATAAACCCACTAATCAGGAAGAACAGGTCTACTCCCCAGGAGCCACCAGGTATTATCTTCCCAAACGGAGCATTTGCGGGTAATGGTATAAACGCCTGATGGTGAACCAGCATGACCGCAACAGCGGCTATGCCGCGCAGGATCTGAATTGAGTTAAGCGTATCGTTGTTCTTTTCTGCCATGTGCTGTTCGTTTATTAACCTAAGTGAAGCACAGATTGTATAGCCTTATATACTATGTGGCTATTTTTTTTGCTACTTTCTCATGAGGTTACGCAGAAATAGCGTTAGGGGCTTCACTGTGAATCAAATCCGTTCAAATCTGTATCAAACTATCTTACGGTTACATAGTCAGCGCCAGATAATCTGGCGCTGATGAGCTCAGGACGTAGGATGTCACAGCCATGCCAGATAAATCAGGTGGTTCTGGCTTTTTGTAGTGCAATTTTGCTTAGCTTCAACTGCCCTAAAGAAATGAATTTTTCTCCATCACAAACATGAATTGCGGTATCGTCTATCAATCCTTGGCCGATAAGGGCATCCACGTTCGCAAGCATCTGAAACTCATCACAATCACCAAAGCAGTCAAAATATTGGTCTGCCGTCATACGATGAGGATGAAAGACTAGAAGGGCATCAAGTATGTCCTTCTGTAATTCAAGAGATAAAAGTTTATTCATGTCGTAGTTTCCTTTTAAATCCGGCTGGCCTGAAGCTCATATTAAATATGAACAATGGCTAACACCTTCAATGTGTTAAAGCATAAGAAAAACCTTTCTGGGTCAACCTCAGGTGACAAAGGTTCAACGTTGCGCATCCCTTTACATCTATAACAGCTCGGCGAGATACAAGGCCTTTTGCTATCAATGACATGACGTTTATCACCATCTGGAACTCATCGCGTTCGCCGAAGCAATTGAAATATTGCTTACCCGTAGGCGCATACGGATGAAAAACGGACAAGGCTCTGAGGATGTCGCCCTGCAGCCTGTGAGAAATGAGTTCATTTTCCATAAATGTCTAAACCTTAGAACAAGTACCCCACCCAAACTGGTGGTTCTTGAACTGTGCAAAAAAATCTCGTTGATGTTCGCGATCTAAATCAAATTAATAGAATATGGTGATAGATTAACCACAATTGATCGGCAAAACAGATCGATATTGGTAAGGACATAGCATTACCAACTTCTGGAGTGCAAATTCGTTTTCAGCGCTACAGTTCATGGTCAATTCCTTCTAAGCGACTAAGAAACCTACAGGCCTGTAGTGCGACGCACAATAAATCTATGGGATCGAGCAGTACAGGGGAAAGAAGCAAGGAAGGTTAGTGATGGTTTGATAGGTTGAAAATTGCGCTGATTTGAAAGGTATTTGATATGCGCCGGTGGGGTATCATCGTGAATCAAATACAATTCAAATCAGTATCAAACAATTTTCGCGCCTACATGCCCGATCTTCCTTCCGCCGCGTTTGGCATCAGCTGCGCGCTCGCGGAGCTCGACGGCAGCCTACCTGATGAGGCCGATTACCGTGCCGCGCCGCTCTGCACGGGCGATCCGGACGAGCTGT